TATTCTTTGTGCGATTCTTGACCAGGCGTTAATGCACTGTATGCATCACTGTCAAAAATGATATGCATCCATTTTAACAGCCGATCCATGTGAATGGCATCCAGTTCTTGCTCTGCATTAGTGGGGCATGTTTCAGCTCGTACAGAAGTTTCTGAAGGGGTATACCAATAGGTGTAAAGACGAGATATACTGGAGGACAAAAGGGGAACCGCTGTATGCGTTGCCAATTGGTAGAGAAGCTGGGAGGCCATCTTTCTAAGGGGTTGGATTTTATATAAAATAAATGTAGAGCAAATGATAGTGCTACATTTATTTTTATTAGTATACTAAAATTATACTTTGAATACGTGCATTAAACCGTTCGTATATATGCCCATTTTTGGTCTTGACATATGCGTTGCCACGTCTTATCCTGCAAATACAGTTTATCGCGATTTTTGAGAAGAGGAAAACATGCCAAATACTCATCCATCTCCAACAGTTCGCAGAATTTATACAGCACGTATCCATATGACAAAAAATTACGTCGTCCTTTTGGACAATGTTTCTTAAAGGATGGTTGAATCTCGCGAAACATGTGTCGCAACTTCTCTTCATCCTCGCGGGACATAAACGGGGCATTTTGCCCATTGAGACGATTAATAATATGCGGAATATGTTCATAATATTTGGAGCATTTCATCTTTCGCAGAATTTCGCGCAACTTGGTGGGCTTTAGTGAAGACATGTTCGTAATTCGCTCCTTTTTCAGTTGAACCAAAATCGTATCATAAATATCGGCGGGAATTTCTGTGCTTTCCTTGGCTTGGAATTGCGCTAACCACTCATTAAAATGATTAATCTTCTTATAGGCATAATAGGACACTTCGCGAGGCGGATCCTTGTAGGATGGCTTATCACTGTCTACCAAAATGAATTCCTGATGTCCGCACTTGGAACATGTCAGATTGGCTTCATTTAGACACATAATCATTTCATTTCCACACCGTTCACACAATGTCCAGGGATCATCGTATTCGTCGGCTGTGTTCCTGGCCATAGAGGGATCCTCTAACTGCAAATAATCGTTGAGAAGTTGATTGCGTTGCAACCCCTTATTTGCTGATCCCAACATCGATGTCTTGTATGCATCATCCTGTTCTTCATCTTGGGCCACCTCTTCCAAAATTGCCAAGATAGAACCAGGTTTGGCCTTATTTGCACTAAAGTTTTGTGTACCTTTCTGGATTTGATCTTGAATATCGTAGTAATTGTATAAAATATCGCCTGACCGAAGATAATAGTCCATCAAATCGGATCCATCCTCGATTGTTTTCATTCGCTTTTCTAACGCTTCTGCGTCTCGCTCCAAACGCCAGATTTCCATGTCGGTGGTGGCCTCGCGGATTTTTCTTCTAAGATTATCCAACTCATCTTTCATGTCTTTAATGTTGTCTTTTTGTTCCATCATGTTCTGCACTTTTTGATGATGAATTGCATCAAGCGTTGTGCGCGCTTCTGCATTGCTTCTCTTAGAACTTTTTACTTTAAAGAATGCGCTGTCGTTCATAGACACTTACTTGGTATGTTATACTATCGTTTTAGGTAGGGCTTATGGCATACATTGTAGTACCGTAGTAAAAACATAGATTGGTATTTAAACGCACTTGTATACTAACCCATAAAATAAATACTCTATCGTGAGCTGCTCAGCAGGTTCCACGCTTTTATGTAAATTAATACAATTGATTAACTGTGCAACACGACGTTCCAGCTCCTCTTCATCCAAATGAACAACACCCGAGTCGGTATAGTGAAAAGGCGAATCATAGTAGGCCTCCTCCGTTTCATAGGCATCAGGATTATGTCCCTATGGGATGCCGCGGCCTTTGGCCGCTTTAAATCGTATGAAGACAATCTTTCGAAAACCAATGTCTTCATACAGTTCCACCATACGTTTTTCTTCACAGGAATAATTTATATGGCGATGTTCATCCACTTCGATCATCAGACAGTGCGACCCGCAGTCAATGAAAATATCGGGCCGGCGTTTCGAACATCCACCTTCCACCTGCTTATTACAAATCATGGTCAGCTCTTCTCCAAAGTGGGCCTGAAGGGCATCGCGAACATAATGCTCTTTTAACATGAATTTTCTGGGGATGTTTGCGTCAGGGTTTAGAACACAGTGACAGCGGAAACAGTGGGGTTTCCATTTGGAACCGATGATGGAGATGGCGAGGCAGTTTTGACAGGCACTGGATGGGGTACATGTGATGCATGTGGAGGTTCGTTTTTTATGTTCGCATGTACGTTTTCCTCCGCAATCTATGCATTGGCATCGTATTTTGTTGTGTTCGCATATGTTATTGCCGTGACATTGCACACAACAGTATTTATTATGTTGATGAATACATATTTCATTTCCATTGCATTCGGTACATCGACTTTTTCGAAGATTGTGTTTGCAAATACGATTTCCTCCGCAATCTATACAGTACTCTTTTCGTATATGATGTTCACATAGTTCTGAACCACCACATTCTACGCACCGACTTTTCAATTTATCATGCCAACACATACTTTCTCCTTTGCATTCCACACAGCGACTTCGTCGTTTATCATGTTCACAAATACTGACCCCGTGGCATTCTGTGCAATGTTGTTTGATACGTTTGTGAATACATAATCCTTTACCATCACATTGTTTACAAATACTTTTGTAATTATTGTGAATACAAATAGACGCACCCTTACAATCTTTACATTGAAAGGAATATCTACCATGCTCGCATTTTTTGCGAATATATTTTGGTTTCTCTTCAGTCATTTCTGACCTTCTTCTACTTTTAGGGCTCATCAAATTTTATTTATATAAATTGTCCGGTACAACTTGTAATATAGTCTATACTATTTATTAAATATGTTATGTATTATTGTAAAGCATACGATTTACTGAATGATATGTTATTACTTCACACTTAAGAATGTCTTCTTCCGGTATTTTGGAAACTTTCCGACATATCAAAATTTTTGAAAAAAATGACGTTTCCCAAAATTATTTTGTTTGTAGAGGGTATAGAAACAGATGACAGGGGGCGGATTGATGCAACTCGTAGCCTACGGGGCCCAGGACGTTTACCTGACTGGCAACCCTCAAATCACCTCAACATATTAAAAGGGGTTGAAAAGTGATCAGCAGATGAGAATTGGCATAATCATCTGATAAAGTCTGTTAGTGGAGCCAACTACTCTTTAAATAGAATAGCCCACAGTCGCTAGTGATTTGTTTATAAACGAATTGCAACATTATCAAATTGCGGGAACACCCTAAAGTTTTAACTACCAAGTCATTTTTGAAAAGAGATGATGGCTGAGAACATACCTCAGGTACGGTAACAATGTTAAAAATGAGATACTACATCGAAATGGGCAATCCGCAGCCAAGTTCTAAACTACTTAAGATAAATATGCTTTATAACAGTAATGGGATACATTTATTGTATCACTTCGCCATCTGGGAAACGATACATTGGTCAAACAGAACGTAATTATCAAAAACGTTTTAATGAACATTGTAAACTTTCAAATAGTTGTATCGTACTTGAAAATGCGATACGTAAATATGGCAAAGATAACATGAAGTTTGAAATAGTATTGATGATTAATAATGATAAATTAGACGAATATGAATCAAAATTTATTGATTTATATAATACATTGGAGCCAAATGGATATAATATCCGAACAGGTGGCGATAAAGGAAAACATAGTGATGCGTCTAAACAACGTATGCGTGACGCTAAATTAGGAGAAAAGAACCATAATTTTGGAAAGCCACGATCCGATAGTGCTAAATTAGCAATATCCGATGCAAAACGTGGAGTAAACCATCATTTTTATGGAAAAGAACTTACTCTTGAACATAAGTTATCCTTATCTAAAGCGCATAAGAAAACACATGCTGAATTACCAATGTATATCGTTTATGTAAAAGCACGACCTGCACAATATCAATCAGCAGGATACAGCGTTATTAATCATCCCATACTTCCTACAAAATATTTCACTTCTAAAACATTATCTGATGAAGAAAAACTAAATAAAGCATATGATTATCTTAAGTCAGCATGAATGCAGTTCAGAGACTAAATGGTAGTGGGCTTGAAGTACTTAATTGTACTAAGAGCTTAAGTTATAGTCCAATCCCTGAAGTACGACGGCACTCTTATGAGTGTAATGCGATATTGTGTATTCGCAGCTTCTAAATTTTCCGAAAGGAAGGGTAACTCCTGTTTTTAAGGTTGTTTACCGTCGTCACACCAACTTCGCCATGGAGTCCATCGAGAACCCGTTTAACGGTGCCCCGAACTTCGGCAAGAAGGTTACGTGCACGATCCAACGTAACGGTGACTTGATCCACCGCATGTACTTGCAGGCCACGTTGCCCCAGGTCGCTCTGCAGACCTCGGACGGCTCTGGCGCTCAGTTCCGCTGGTTGAACTGGATCGGTCACAACTTGATCGACTACGTCGAAATCGAAATTGGTGGCCAGCGCATCGACAAGCAGTACGGTGACTGGATGCACATCTGGAACGAACTGACCCAGGAGGCCGGCAAGCAGGCTGGCTATGCCAAGATGGTCGGCAACGTCCCCGAGTTGACGAACTTGCTCTACCAGGGCGGCTCGTCATGCGACAACGACTGCTATGGCGGCGAACCGTTGACCTCGGAGGTCATCACGTCGTGCGCCCCGATGTACACCCTGTACATCCCGTTGCAGTTCTGGTTCTGCCGCAACCCTGGGTTGGCTCTGCCGCTCATCGCCCTGCAGTACCACGAGGTCCGCATCAACTTGGAGTTCAACTCGTTGAACAACTTGTGCTGGGACTACTCGAACTCGTCGGATGCCCACGCCATTCGCAACCGTGTCGGCCAATGCGGTTTGGCCGCCGCCTCGTTGTACGTGGACTACATCTACTTGGACACGGATGAGCGTCGTAAGTTCGCCCAGGTGTCGCACGAGTACTTGATTGATGTCCTCCAGTTCACTGGCGGTGAGTCCATCACCTCGTCGGCCAACAAGTTGAAGTTGAACTTCAACCACCCGTGCAAGGAGTTGGTGTGGGTCGTCCAGCGCGACTCATACGTGTCGTGCGATGACTCGATCATCAACCCGTGGAAGGGCCAACAGCCGTTCAACTACTCGGACTGGTGGGACCGCTCCGTCTTGGAGTCTGGTTACTCCGTCACCCGCGTGGAAGGCATGGCTGGCAAGAACCCCACGATCACGGCCCTGTTGCAGCTCAACGGCCACGACCGCTTCCAGGTTCGCGACGGCAACTACTTCAACTGGGTCCAGCCGTTCCAGCACCACACCAACATCCCCGCCGTCGGTATCAACGTGTACTCGTTCGCTCTGCAGCCTGAGCAGCACCAGCCGTCGGGCACGTGCAACTTGTCGCGTATCGACAACACGACCTTGTTGCTGACGGTCTCGAACAACGCTGTTGGCACCAACCTGTCGTCCACGGTCCGGGTTTATGCTACTAACTACAACGTGCTCCGCATTATGAGCGGAATGGGTGGTAAAATTTTAGCTGTACTCCAATTCATCCAACAGTGGATGATTGCGAGTATTTTGCTCTGCCACCAAGTGTCCCAGAAAAACCTGGGGCAAGTTTACATATCGGCTTGACTATCTAGTATAGGCAAGCAAGCAACACCGTCAAATTGCGGGAAACTCCTGTCAAGTCATCAGTACCGTTCTGGGGTCGAAAGATCTGCCCAGCAACACCATGGGGAAACTCATGGGTATGGTAAGAATCTGATGAATAAGGATTATCCGCAGCCAAGTCCTAATGATGACACTGCGAAAGCGGTTCATCTATGGATGCAGTTCAGAGACTTGATGTCGGTGGGCCAACAAGGATTCAAAACACAAACCAATACGTGTTTTATGAGTTGGCATAAGGTAAAGTCCGTCCCCCTGGAAACAGGGCTGGTAAGAGGAATCACATTTGGACGATATTACAAATGAGAGGAGAGCTTACTGGGTCTTTAAGAAGATGGAGCAAACGTTAGCATACAGCAACTAAATTTTCACTTATGTATTATGTGTACTATTCATATAAAAATAAAATATTATTTATATTTGTACTTTAAGTATTTATATAAATAAAATTAGCATGTGATAAAATTTGATATACTTAAAATATATGGGAGGTTTATAGAAAGTAATGGCTACTCCGGTACCAGATGGATTTAGTGTAATGGAAAAGATAAAAGGTGTTATAAATACACGTGGTCAAAAAGCAAATCAGGAGCAAAATTGGGGATATTATGCAAAAGATCCTAATGGAACAAATTGTATTATATTATATTGTAATCCAGGTGTCTATACTATTATTGATACAACTATTCTTGATCATATTCGTATAGTATATCATAAACAAGTATCATGGTTTCTTATGAAAACAGGATACATTGGGTGTCATGCAACAATAGACGGTACACACACATGTTTAACATTGCATCAATACTTGATGGATCATTATGGTCATGGAAAGGGTGGCCCATCGATAGATCATGTAAATAGAAATAAATTAGATAACCGTTTAGAAAATTTGCGAATAACGACACAATCTGTTCAGAATGAAAATAGAGACAAAGTAAGTCGCCATAAAAATGCAAAAGATCTTCCTAGAGAAATTACAGAAGATCTCCCAAAATTTGTAGTGTATTACAAAGAAAAGGTATCGGATACAGCAACCAGGGAGTTCTTTACAGTAGAGGGACATCCATTACAGAAACTCAAAGAAAAAAATGTTGAAAACATACAAACTGCGCAACTTACATCACGACGATGGGCTACTACAAAATCTAACAAAGTCGCCATTTCAGATAAGTTAGAACAAGCAAAATGGTTTGTATCTGAATTACAACTGTTAATGGACAATCCAGCGTATAAAATAAAACTTAAAAAAGAAGAACTACCTATTGTAGAGGCTATACCACAAAATGAAATAGTATATGCCAAAGAAGTTAAACAAGAATTATCTCCTATTCTAGAAGTACCTGTAAAAGAAATTATTATCCCCAAGCAATGGAAAGCCAAACAAATCCACGAAGTAATCCAAGACAACACAGAAGAACTGTACAAGATCTACTGCGAAGAACACAATGATATTGCAACCAATCCCGCCTGGCCTCTGTTATGGTCTACCTTTGTCTCCTCCATCAAAGGAAAGGCGTTCGAACAAACCGAAGAACCGATCAAAGCGTTTATTGACACGTTGCGTAACATTCGCCATAATCAACTGTGTTATGACAAAAATATCAGTATTGTGGATAAAGAAGACAGACAGCAATGGCCGACTGGAACGGTGGTGCGCGCCTTTCTGAGTGGAAAGCTGGAGAAGTTTAAAACATTTATGGAAACGACGCATGGCGAAGAACCAGAGAATCCAAAATGGATCAAGCGATGGACTGCATTTACTCAGAGTCTGGAACAGCACCGGCTAGATGAAGAGCAATTGAAAACGCTATGTAGTAAGTTTATGACAGCACAGCGGGTTAAACGGTATAGGGAGGGGAAGAAGTGATATCATGCTAATCAAAAGATATACATGAAAAAAATCTATATCTTTTTATTAATTTATATAGTAAGTTGTTTCCATGTCTTGCACTCCTTTAGAATGCAACGAATCACAATTGTTTATGAAATACAGATCATCTCATACGGCTGCATTTTATGATTTTATTAGACATATGATTTTTACATCGGCTACATGGTATAGTATATGGTATATGCAACATACCTATTGGAGTGTTTTTCCAACGATTCTTCTAGGATTATTACATGTGAAAACCTTCATTATTTTTCATGATTGTGGTCATCATTCTTACACTCCAAGTCGTCTGATAAATACCATAATTGGTATGACAACAGGAGTAATTGTAGGAACGCCTTTTTCATGGGGCATTCGTCATGATACGCATCATGCAACAAGTGGAAATATTGAAAATAAATACAACTGGAGACAGAATGAGCATATTTATTATACAGTAAAAACATATCGTGAGTTGCCATATATTAAACGTAAACTTATTTCTATTCTTATTTCTCCTGAATTTTTTTATACATGTATGCCTTTTATTAATTTTATGTTAATTGAACGATTTTCAGCAATCAAATTACTTTATCGAAAAACACGTCAGCATAGTCAACTAGGCTACTTACTTGCGGATCAACTTATTCATAATCTATTATTTTATGTATATTTATGTACATTATTTCAATATGGTATCTTATGTCATTGGGCATTATCAATGTGGATTGCAAGTAATATTGGTGTCATGTTATTTCATAATCAGCACACATTTAATCCTCCCTATATCGCAACAAATACAACCTGGTCTGTAAAAGATAGTGGCATAAAAGGTAGTTCATTTATTCAGATACCGGCCTATCTAAACTATTTCACTG